TTAAATATTTACGCAGTGTTACAGCCATTGTTACTTACCTCTTCTTGACATGCCACCGTAGAACATTCCTGTTTTACGCATGTCTACCATTTTGCCACCCTTGGCGTAACCTTTCTTCTTAGACATACCACCCTTGTTTAGCTTTACGCCTCTACCTTTTAGTATATCTGCTTGGGTAACTTTACCGTCACCTGTTAAGTCTGGAAATTTTTTAGCCATACCACCCTCATTAGCTCTAAATTTTCTTGTTTTATCTGCAATCTTTTTAGGTTGCTTTACAAACTGTTTACCTTTTGCTTTGCCCTCACGTTTAGCTTTAGTAGTTGCTGCATACTCAGAGGAAGATAAAGACTTTATAGCAGCTTCGGGTAAGTATCTTTCCCCAGTCTTAGCACTAGGCTTTCCACTCTTTGTGCGCCACTTTTGTTTTGTCCAGTCTTTTAAGCTTTTCTGGGGGGCTTTCATTATTTGTACCCCCCACCCTTGGCTTTGTATTGTTTTGCCAACATCTGTGCTTTTCTCGCAGACCATTGTCCAGGTGAGCCACCTTTGCCACTTGCTTTGATTCTGTTGAATAGGTTTTTACGCATAGTTGGTTTAGTGTAATTACCTGCTTTGTTGACTGTGCTACCTTTAGAATATGCTCTTACCTTTGGTTTTGTTCCTGCTTTCTTCTTAGAGATTGCGATAGCAGCTTGTTGTGCTCTTGTTTTAGCCATTTTTAATCACTCTCATATGTGTGAATTAATCAGGTAATTTTAACTAATTTGTAACCTTTAGCTTTTGCTGCTGCTCTAAGTTTTGCTAGTGTCATTGTAGCACCACCCTTAGACATGCCTTTTTTTCTCATCATGGCAGTACCTCTAGCAGCACCCTTCTTCTTCATCATCATGGTTCCTCTTGCAGCACCTTTTTTCTTCATGCCACCACGAGCCATACCTTTTTTCTTTTTCTTCATCATGGCTGTTC